AAGATGCGCTTGCCATAATTATAGAAGAACGCATAAACAACCTTAAAGACATTGAGAATATATTAGCAAATCAGGCTTCTATTGAAGACATCAAGATACAGCCACGCACCCTTAATCCTAATATGTATGATGAATTTACCGAAGAAGAATTGCAAGAGTTCTTTGATAATGCACAAGGCAGTGATGCGTATGATAAATTGATGCATAGAGGTAAATATGGGTGGGAGTTACTTAAAACAATATGTGACAAGCGTGGATTTAGCGCACGTCCAAGAGTAATAACGGAAGCCGAATATTGGCAAGATGTACAAAACGGAGTTGCTCATCAGATATTCCGTGGTCTTAGTGACGGAGGAATGATGACAAAGGATGATTGTGCTAAAAGTTTGTTGTTTGAAGATGAATGTTTTTATGGAGCAACGGGAGTCTATGGTGAAGGAATTTATAACGCTGGTGGTGACTGTACAGATCCTACAAAGGTGTTTAGTGACTACGGATTCCAAGAGGCAAAAAGTTATGCTCGTCAATCTGGTTCTGGTTTAGTTATTAAGGGGTATTTAGAAAAGGATGCAAAGATTGTAGACTACGATACAATATATCAAGAAGTTGCAAATCTTACTTTTGATGATTCCGACACCTTACAAGTTCTACAAGGTGAATTACAAGCCATAGATGATCGCTTAATAGAAATAGATAACGAAGTTAATAACGCTTATGGTGATCTCGAGAAAGAGGTGTATGAAGAAATGCAGTACGACCAATCAGCAATAACCGATATGGAGATCACAATTGATAGTGTTAATTGGGGTGCTGTTGATGCTTTTGGTGAACGTGATATTCCTTCATTTGATGAATTTGTTAAAACTTATATGAAAAATTGGGTTGAAGCAAATGGTGGTGAAATGATACAAGGCAGAGGATTAGTTCGTTTTAAATTGCCTAATGTAAAAGAGGTTTGTACAATAAGTGAATATCAATATGACGGACCTTATAGCATAGTGCGTAAAAATCCATTTGCACCTGCTTACGACACAGCAGTAGAGCGTTTCCGTCAGTGGATGCGTACTAATAAAGTTCAGGCAGTAGAAACAGAGGTGAATGCTCGTAAGGGAGAAGTCAATCAAAAGATAAATGATTTGTTAAATGAAAAGAAACAACTGAAATTAGATCACGATAAGAAAGAATACGAAATACGCAATGCACAAAATGGTAAGATAAATCCTGAAGACGGAATATTGCAAGCAATTAAGTACAATCGTGGTGCTTCTGAGGTGTTAGGTATTTACGCAGCAATTAAGGGATATGACGCTATTCGTAAGGATTTCGGCAATGGACAAGCACCTTACTATGCTGTTGTAAATCGTAGTAAATTAGTGTATAGTAACAAAGTAGAATATGTATAATCATGGCTAAATTATTATTATCAATACAAGGTGGTCGCTCGGCTGAATATTGTTTCAAAGAAATACCGAGTGAATTTATTCCATTTAAAGGAGAATTTCCTATTGTGGAAAATTATAGATTCAATCTATTGTATCAACAAATAAGAGATCATCGCTATTTAGACGAATGTGAGCCTTGGGTGCAAGACGCTATTATAAAGGCAGACCGCATATTCCTTATGGAAAAACGATTTAAGGAATATCTTGAAAAACAAGGTAAATTAGATACATTCCAAGAATTGAGCAATCCAGAAAAAGCAACTTTGTTAGTCAAGTTTATGGACAGCGATTGTTTAGGATGGGATTCTCTAACAATCAAATGAAGAAAACAATTATAACAAACAATAAAGTTTTCAATAAAATGTTTGAAGAAAAATTTACTTTTTGGTGTCCACTTCAAAAGAGCGAAGAGGTTCTCGATCCAACAACTGGAGAACCTATTATGCGTCTTGGCGGCATAGCATCAACAAGCGACGAAGATAGTGATGGTGAATTTTTGGATCCAAAGGGATTTGATATTAAGCCATTAATGAAGAGTGGTCTTGTTAATTGGCATCATCAAGCCAAGGGTCAACCTGCTGCCATTATAGGTGAGCCAAGTAAGGCAGAGATTCGTCCGGAAGGACTATACATAGAAACCGATCTTTATCCCAGTTCACAAATTGCGCATGATGTTTATAATCTTGCACAAACTCTGGAAAAGGATAGTAAGACTCGTCGTTTAGGTTATTCTATTGAAGGCAAGGTGTTGAAGCGTAAAAGTAACGACCGCAACAGTCCAGATTATAAGCATATTGTAAAGGCTGTAATCACTGGTGTTGCAATAACGCATATGCCAAAGAATCCTAAGACTTTTGCTAATATTATCAAAGGTGAAATAGACGATGATTATGAAGAGCAAGAGGAAAAGGAAGTAAATAAAGATCTTAATACTGAGAATGGTGCTACACTGAAGAAAGAATCTGTTGATTCTGATTTAAAGGTAACAACCTTCAAAAAGGCTAAGATTGTAGAAAAAATTTTGCAAGATACAAATATAAGCATTCAAAAAGCAGAACAAATTTTTGAGTTAATTAAAAATATTGCGAAAATGGCAAAGAAAAACACTATTACCGATGAAGATATCACCAAAGCATATGAAGCTCTTGGCATAGAAAAGGGTGACGAATGTAAGGCTTGCGGTGGTGAAGAAAAGGATCTCGAAAAGGATAAGGATGAGTACGAGGAGACCGAAGAAGAAGAAACTGAGGAAACCGAGGAAACTACCAAAGAAGAGACCGAAGAGAAAGAAGATGATGCTGAAAAGGCAGACATCAATCTTTTGATCCAAAAGGCTATTTCAGACAACAACACTAATAATCTTAAGTACATTCGTGCTCTTGGTGTGTTGATTAAGGCTACCAATGATGAATTGAGTGCTTCTAAGGCAAGAGAAGAGGAAATGCTCAATATCATTAAGGGTCAAGAAGATACCATTGCTGAACTCAGTGACAGAATTGATGCTTTTGGCTCGGCTGCTCCTCGCAAGTCAATGGGAAGCGCAAAAGCTGTTGAGCGTCGTTTTGCAAAGGGTGACGAAACCGATTTTGAAAAGGGTGAAGAAATGCCTGAAAACACTTTCAGCATGAGTAGAAACAAATCGCAGGTTGCTGAGATTTTGGATCAGGCTACCTTTGCAAAGGGTTATGACGACGAAATGAGCAAGGCATGCTTGTCTTACGAAGCAAGCGGTGTTCTTCCTTCGAATGTTATTTCCCGTCTTAAGAAAGAATACGGAATAAATATTGTAAAATAATGAAACACTAATTTTTTGAAAAAATGGAGAGATTGTCGATCAATTTAGCCGATTACGGCTTCGCCCAGAATCAGGATGGTCTGCATATGGGTGCAGGCAGCATGGAAAATGTTGCTGCTCTTAACAAGGCTCTCGAGGCTGAACAGATTACGGGTCGTGATACTACGAATCTGACCACCGCCAGCGGTGCTCCTCTGAAGGTGGAAAGTCTGGAGAAGACTCTTAAACATCTTACTTTCCGCGAGAGCGATATTCGCTTGTGGAAAGATCTTCCGAAGAAACCTGCTTACAACACTGTTGAAGAGTACAACCAACAGACCTCTTATGGTCAGAATCGTGGTGGTTGGAATCGTGAAGGTGAACTCCCCGAGGAAGAAGATTCCATCTTTGTTCGTAGAGCTCAGTTGGTGAAATACCTTGGTGTTACCAAGAGTGTTACTCACCAGATGACTCTCGTCAACACTATGGTCGGTAGCGTTATGGAACGCACGATTAAGGATGGTACAATGTGGATTCTTCGTACCTTGAATCAGGGTTTGTATTTCGGCAATGAGAACATCGTTCCCGAGCAATTCAACGGCTTCCTTGCTCAGCAGATGCAGAGCGATGCTTGGGGTTCTTACGACGAGTACATGTCCAGCGAGCATGTTGTTGACTTGCGTGGTAGCGTTTTGACTGAAGATGCCATTGAAAGCGGTGCTAACAGCATTGTTGAAAACTATGGTCTCGGCACTCAGATTTATGCTGCTCCTGCTGTTCTCAGCAACTTTGTGAAGAACTTCTATGGTAACAAGTTCATCCAGCCCAATACTCAGGCTCTTTCTGCTGGTATTATGGGTCAGAAGGTTGTTGCCTTTGATTCGCAGTTTGGTCAAATCGGTTTGAACCACGATGTGTTCTTCAAGAAACTTCCGAGCAAGACCGCTAATTCTGCTGCTACTTCACAGAAGGCTCCTGCTACTCCTGTTTGGGATGCTACGACTCCTGTCGCCATTGTTAGCAATGTTGATGGTAGTAAGTTCAAGACTGGTGATGCTGGTAATGTTTACTATGCTGTCTCCGCAATCAACCGCTATGGTGAATCTCAACTTGCTATCTATAGCACTGCTGCCGCTGCTGTTGTTGCTGGTTGCGCTGTTGACCTGAAGTTCGCTGCTGGTGTTGGTACTAATCCTGCCACTGCCTACCGCATTTATCGTACCAAAGTTGGTGGTGCTGCCACGGGCGAGTTCTATCCTCTGTTTGAGGTCAGTGTTGCCCAATTGACGGCTGGCTACGATGGTGCTTCGGCTGGTCTGGTTCGCGATATGAACCACTTCCTGCCTGATTGCGAGCAGGCTATGCTTGTACAGTTTGACAACGAAGTTATTGAGTTCGCTCAGTTGGCTCCGCTCATGAAGATGGATCTGGCTGTGTTGTCACCTGCCTTCCGCTTTATGATTCTGCTGTATGGCACTCCGTTCTTGTATGCTCCTAAGAAGATGGTGCGCTTCATCAATATTGGTACTAAGATTCCTGCTTGATGCACAAGAACGATGAATGAAGAAAAGAGGGCAACGGGAAACTGATTCCCTTGCTCTCTTTCTTTTTAAGTAAAAATTTCAAAACATTAAAACAACAAAGCGATGAAAATTCATTCAAAAAATAATAAAGTTCAGAATACAAAACTTATCGTTCCAATTGACGGACTTGTAACTATTGATGGCGAAGGTATTGCCGATGTTTCCCCAAAGTGTGCTGTCCTTTTGGTTAGCAACACCAATGATTGGGAATATGTTAAGGGTAACAAGCCACAAAAAGACACTGAGGAGACACCTACTGATCCCAACGAGGAAACTACCGATCCTGATGAAGGAAATGTTCCTACTGAAGACGAGCGTGTCTTACTGGAAGAAAAACTGAATAGTTCTACTGTTAAGGAGTTGCAGGCTATGTGTCAAGAAGCAAATCTTCCCGAAGAAGAGTGGAACAAACTTACTAAGAAACTTCTTGTTAAGTATTTGATGGACAAATACGATAACACCGAAGAAAAGTAAACAACAAAAATAATTTGTCGGATATGGCTTCAATCTCATTGAAAATAAAGTACAATAAGAATATTGACGCTGTGCTTTCACCATCTGAGTTGCGTGAAATGTACTTGTTTGGAATTCCTATGTGCTCTAATGATGGTCGTAAGATGTCGTCGGCTTCTATGCTGCAATTCATACTTAATGCTCAGCAACTTGTTGAAGATATGCTCAGTATAAAGTTGAATAAGCAGGTTATTGAAGAGAATCGTGACTTCAACCGCCAAGAATTCATGAGTTGGGGCTATATCCGTACAATGTATCCTATTGCTTATGTTGACAATTTAGAGGGATGGATAAACGATATTTGCCAGATAACCTATCCTAAGGAATGGTTGTCAATAAAGAAGCAAGAAAGTGTTGCCATTTACCGCAACTTGTATCTTATTCCAAATACAGGAAGTCGTAACGGAGCAACAATGACGCAAAATTCGTTAATTTATAATGGTCTTTCACCACATCTCGGTTGGTTTGGTCAATCTTACATTCCCAATTATTGGCGTCCTCGCTATGTTACGGGATGGGATAAGACACCTGCTGACCTTTTAGATTTAGTTGCAAAGTTGGCTGCAATAAATTCGTTGGCTGTTATAGGTGATATTCTATATGGAATTGGAATAACATCATTCAGTGTAACATTGGACGGAGTTAGCCAGAGTACACCTTTGGCACGCAGTGGACAAGGCGGTTTGTTTGCTGGCAGAATAAAGACCTATATTGACGATATAAATAATACACTGTTACCAACACTTAATAGTAAATACAGAGGAATTCCGTTTGAGGTCCTCTAAACAAAATAAAAAATGAGCGGAAACAAGAGCATAATAACTAATCCTCCTGTTGCCTACCAAACACCTCCTGCTGCAATGCAGCCACGTGTTGGTTGGGATGTTAATAGGTTTGAGACTTTAATACAAACACAAGGTTATGATGCTCTTATTGATAGAGCCTATCGTTGTCCGTGTGCAGATAAAACAAGCGGTCAAGCCTTAACAACTTGTCGTAATTGTTTGGGTCGCGGTTGGTTTTTCATAGATCGTACCGAAACTCGCGTTATTGCTCAACACATGGATAGCCGTAAACAATATCAAGAATGGTCTGAAGTGAATCGTGGCACCGCATCAATAACAACAAAGGGGATTGATCGTTTAGGTTTTATGGATAGAATAATCCTTACACAATTAGAGGAATTCTATAGTGAAATTTTGCGTCCCGTTTTGTTTGATGGTAAATTAGTCGCCTATCCAGTGTACGAGCCATTGAAGATATTCAATATGATGTTGTTTATTGATGACACTACAAAACTTATGCCAATTGAAGAAGGCTTATACTCTGTAGAAGGTGGTGCAATAATATTTGATAACTCTATAATAGAGATGGTCAATCCTACTACCTTTAATGTTACAGAAATGCCTATTGCAATAACAATTCGCTATTCACATTATCCTGTGTATCATGTTATTGATGTGAATCGTGAACTTATGAAAGTTCGCGAAGGGAAACTTTGTAGTCTTAGTGATAGCGAATTACGGCAAATGCCTATCAATGTAATGGCTCGCAAGGCACAGTATATCTTTGACGCACAGCGTTGGGGAAATGAAGCATTAGATAACACAATTTTTGGAAAGGAAAGATGGTAATGTTTGAAGAACTTAACAATAGACGCAAAGCTGTTGAACAAAATATCGTAAAGAGTTTTGTTGAAGAAAACGATATTGAAAAAGCAAGAGAAAAGAAAACATTTAGTATCGGTGATACTTTTACACGCCATGGCATTACATATCGCTGTACTGGAATAAGTCCTAACACTGGCAGACCGACATGGAGTAAAGTTAGCGGTGGTATTGAAAAACCAAAGGAAGAAGAAAAACAACAAAAAGAAACTAAACAAACTGGAAAACTTTCAGATCTACAAGTTGGTGATGAAGTAGAAATTGTAGAAGATAATAAAGGGAAGATAACAAAGAAGAAAGGTAAAATCACCAAAGTTAATGCTGCTTCTTTTGAAGTTGGTGGAGAACGCTTCTATAAACGCACGGGATACCATGTTGGTATGGACAATGTAAAAATACAAATTCCTAAATAAAAATGAATCCTATAACAATTGACTTAACAGGATTAAAGGGTCAATTTGGATTAGATGATAGCCAAATAGATCAGTTGACCGAAACTTGCGTTAATGCAGTTTCGGCATTGATCTATAATAATTGGCAAGCCGCAGCAAAGCGTGAGTTGCGTTCTACACGCGAAGAATACATTCAAAACATAATAAAGGTAGACAAAGGTCGTTTCGCAAAACAAATTGTACTTACTGGAATTTTACCAAATATGGTAGAACAAGGTGCAAGTCCTTTTGATATAAAGCAGGGATTTCGCCGCTCTCCAAAAGTAAAGTACACAATACCTAAATACAGCAAGAAGGGAAAGATATTAGTCAAAGGTGGTGATTGGTATCTGACAGTTCCGTTTCGCATTGGTGTTCCTGGTACATTAGGTCAGGCAGGATTTACGGGACAACTACCAAGCGAGGTGTATGATGTTATTCGTAAACAAGGCGGTCGTCTCACAGTAAAAGACATTCCAGCACCATACGACCAGCGTCTTACTCGTGAGGCAATTCCTGCTTCTAAAAATAATCCCTATTATGCTCCTTACACACATAAGAACAGCATTTATGAAGGATTAATGAAGCGCACAGCTCAATATGGAAAGACATCTCAAAACACATACGGGACATTCCGTAGAGCAGGTGCTAATAGCGATCCTTTAAGTTGGATACATAAGGGAATCAGAGCCTACAATTTAGCACAAAAAGCGGTTGATGCTACAGATGTAGAAACAATAGTTGAAAATGAAGTTACACAATTCTTAGAAACAATACTATGAAGAACAAAGTAGGAATATTGATGCCTGAATTGGTAATACATAACATTTTGATTGCTATAATCAAGATGTTGCGTAAAGACCTGAAGGAACACAGAGATGAAGATACAATTCTTTATAAGATATTAGGACTCGATGAAGAACAACAAACGCTGCAACTTAATATCTATAACTATTATAAACAAGCCAAGAAGATAATCCAGACGGAACATAATCTTAGCATCAATTTTGGTTATAATCAAGAAGTTGCTAATATGATTTCGCTGCATATTATATTGCCTTCTGAAACTGGAAAAATAGGTATTGGTGCCGATGAAGGGTATATGACAAACATAGACGACACCGAAACATTGTATAATGGTTACTACACTTCAGTATATGAAGCAACTTACCAAATAATGATAACCTCAAACAATTCAGCAGAAGTAAGTGTCGTCTATTTTATTTTGAAGAGTATGTTGCTTATGTTGATAGATCAATTAGAATTGATGGGATTGCGTTTACCCAGCATAAGCGGTAACGATATTGTAATGCAAGATGATCTTACTCCTGTTCCTATTTTCCACAAGGTATTGAATCTTACATTTACTTACGAACATAATGTTCCACAAGCGTTACAGAAATCTATTATCAAAAATTTCCATTATGCTTACAGATTAGTGGATTACAATACAGAAGATTTAGAAACAAATACAACTATAACGATTAATAACGAAAATTCTTAAATTAAAGAGAGATTATGGCAACTGTAGTTAATTTTCACGGAAAAAATTACATTGAACCAGGAAGTTATGCTGCTACAGTGTACAATCCAACTTCGGTTGTGAATGTTGCCGAGTTCGGTAATGTTATGATAATCGATACGGGGTTGTCGCTTGCAACTGTGAATGGCGTCAATACTGAATTTGCTGGTGGCTCTGGTGTTAACGGACAATTGGCAAAAGGTTTGAAGTCGGTTTATCAGTTTGAAAACTATGAAGATTTCCTGTCGTTCATTGGCGGTGGTCTTGTTGGTGATATAGCCAATAAGATTTTCACTCCTATTGACGGGGTGCTTGGTGCTCCTAAACTTTACTATGTGCGTGCTGCTACAACAGAGGCTGCAAAGATTGAACTTACTATTTCAAGTGGTAACAAACTTACTTTGACTTGTAAGAATGAAGGTCTTTGTGGAAATGGTGTTGAAGTAGACAGCGTGTTGAAGGTTGGTTATTCGGCACAAATTGTTGCTGGTGAAACTAATGGCACTTTCAAGTTGGTTGTTTACAAGGGTTCTTTCATGGGAGAAGATAGTTACGGCGAACCTTATGGTGCTTATAGTTTGGCCGATGCAAAACCGAATCTTATTGCAGAAAGTGGTGATTACACAACTTTGCAGCAATTGTATGATTGGGCTTCCAGCAATAAACAAATGTTGGCTCACTTCAATGTTGAGATGGCTGGTTCTGGCGCCACGGCTCTTGCTGCTGTTGATAAGACCTTGGCTTCTGGCGGTACGACTTCTTATCTTAGCAGCGGTGAATATGATGCCGTTCTTGAGGCAATTGCCGAAATGGATATCACCTTCTTCCTTTGTACCAATATGAATGCAGATAGTGGTGCTGCAATCAATTCTAATACAAATGGTAAATTGTTCACGCACATCAAGAATACTGCGAAATTCACTTCGCATATGTTTGTTCCTGGTGGTGAAGAAGATGACGATTTGTTTGGTGAATCTAATTGCTCAGAAGCCACGGCAAAGTATTACGACAGCGATCAGGTTGTTGTTGTGCATGGTGCTCCTATTGTTACCCGCAAGGATCAGAATGGAACTAAACAACTGCATGCAATTTATTTGACGGCTGCTATTATGGGTCTTAATGCTGGTATGGCTCCTCAAACTCCGCTTACATTCAAGCGTATTGGATATGGTGCTTTCGCTTACGACCTGAAGCGTCGTGAACGCGAAAGAGCATTGCAGGCTGGCATTATGCATGTTCGTAATGTTAGTGGATATTGGTGTGTCAACCAAGGTGTAACAACGCTTCAAAATAATAAGAAAACTATTGCAGATGATGGTCAGACATTTGAGTTGTCCATAAGTCTGATTAAAGCACAACTAAACAAGGAACTTATAACTGAGGGACAGTTGCGTTTTACTGGATTGACGGCTGCTCAGGCATCTCCAGAATCTGTCAAGAACTTTACTGAAACAAAGTTGGCTTCTTTTGTTGCAAGTCCTGGTAACGATAATCTCCTTATCAGTTGGAGAAATGTTAAGGTAACAGCAAAGAACAGCGACTACTTCATCACTTATGATTTTGTGCCGAATGTTCCTGTTAACAAGACCTTCTTTGTTGGTAATATTCTGGATTTTGTTCTTAGTGTTTAATGATTAAAAAAGAATGAGATATGGCAGATAATAGTGCAAACAAAAGAGTTATGACGGCTCCCATTGCGTTAATTCAAATCAATGGTAGAACTGTCGGAAAGATGAAGAATGTCCGTATTACGGAAACTATTCGTCGTGGTCGTGTTACTGGAATCGGTCGTTTGGCTGCAAGCGAGGTGCCAGCATTGGAGTGGCAAGGTAGTTTAAGTTGTTCTTCTTATACAATCAACTTTAATCTGTTGGCAAATGTTTCTAAATTAGGAACATTCCGTAATGCAGCAACAGTTGAGGAATGGGCAAACGCTATTTTGTTACAAGAAGATGGTCTGGAATTCGCAATTCTTCGTAAGGTAAAGGATGGTCAGATAGATCCTGAGACTGGCATGGTGAACACCAAATACGAAACTTTTGCAAAGGTGAATGGTGCTTTTGCTTCTCGTGAGGGATTTGATGTT